TTTTTGTAAGGGCATGACTGATTTTCTCACCAACGCGTTACGCTTGCAAGCCGGGCAGATACACAGTTTTACCGTCCTGCTTCACCGCAGTCAGGGTCTGGCACTTTAAGTTCTTGGGGTCGTAAGACACATGCACCCAACCGCTATCGGGTATACCCTGTGTGTAGAACTCCAGAATGACCTGTGTGAACTTGTAATTCTTGGCAATGTAGTCGGCAAGCTCGTGGTTTGGCACACCGGGTATCTCAATATCAGCAGCCATACCGAGGCAGTGGTCAGAGGTTTTAGACCCGCCGACCTTAGCGTTGACTTCTGGGTGACGAAAGCCTGAGTTGACCTTGACGCCCTTGCCGTAGTGGTCACGGACTTTTTGTAAGATTTCGCCAGCCAGCGTGGTTAGGTTTGCAATCTCAGCAGGGCCGGGCTCGTTGGGCATGTCCAAGCGCAGGGCAGTCTCACTCTTGGTAAGTTCATGCAGAGAAAAGTTGGTTGTGAGCTGTGTCATTTGATACCCTTCATCATCTCTTCGGTTTTGGACTTGCTGCCAGCCGAGCTACCGCGATGGAAGTTCAGCACAGTGCCGCACATAGTGATAAGCGAGCCAATAGCCATATAGGCAATCTCTTTGTTTTCAGAAGGAACGCCCTTAAAAAACACAATCCAAGTCATGATGATGGTTGCACTGACTATGGCAAAGTCAAGGATGTAGGCGGCGTTCTTTGCAATCCATGCGGCATTAGCAGATTCTTGAATTTTGCTGTTCATGTCCCGCGCATCGGCGGTGTTCGCCATATCCAGCTTGGCGTATTCAAGTTCTAGCTCTTGCAGCTTGGCTGCGGCTGCGGGGTCGCCTGCAATGGCTTTAGCCACGGCTTCTACGCTATCTCCGACACCAAGTCGATTAGCAATGGCAGATACGGCAGCGCCGCCAAGAGGACCAGCAACAGCAGTTGCAAGAGTAGGAGCAATGCCCTTGAGAAGATTGAGTAGATCATTCATCGTCGTATTTCTTTAATAAAAGTTGTTGTTTGCGGCTTTTTTCTTCAAGCCGAACAATCATTGCATCCAGCTCTCTAATTTGTTTGTTGATATGGATTATGGCAAAGGACACTCCCATCAAGCAAAAGATGATTAGCGTGACTATAGCTACCCAAAACCAAAACTCCTTCATAGAACGAAATACAGTCCAGTCAGTTCCAGTGCCACGATTGCTACCACCACTGCGTACATCAGTTTGGCTACCAGAATTTGTTTTCGGTGTTCGTGTTGCCATGCGTTAGCTCGTTCTTTCTTGAGTTTTAACTCACGGGCAACCTCCTGCTCTTCCAAAATCTCATCTTGTTTGGCCAAAAACTCTTGGTACAAAGCTCCCAGCCCCAAGGACTCAGGCGTTCCGTAGATCATAGATTGCCGAAGCTGTGCGGATAGCTGGTTCATTTGCCACTGGATTTCGATACGATCAATCGCGCTGTCGGCAACCTTCTCGGTAATAAGAGCTTCTTCATCAAGTTCCCGACAATGGATTTTTAACTGCCTGATTGCTTCAAAATAGATTTTTAAGTTAACACAAATCTCATGCACCGCACGCGCTTGAAACTCCTCAAAGGTCAGCTCTGGTTCTTGCTTGGATTTTTTCGTGGATGGTTTGGCTGGCTCGGGGGCAACGGCTTGCTTGGCGACAGGGCTTCCAGCAGATTGCTTAGGCGCTCCGAATAGACCTTGGATCCACCCCCAGAGCCCAGTGACTTCTGCGTAAATTGCTTTAGCGTCAGCCATGCCGCCTTCAACTTGCTTCTTAAACTTTCCAATCTCGGCTTTGCCTTCAGACAGCATTTGGCAACCAGCGCGGATAGCGCCAACCGCACTTTGAGCCATAAGTAAAAGACTGATTGGGTCAATGTCACACCTCGGCTGTTACTTTATGTGCGTAATCAGGGCAAAGACAGCGCCAGCCATGCTAAGAATCATTGCGCCAGCCGACCCTATCATGATGGTTTCCATGCGCTTCAAACGGGCGTTAATGACTTGATACCGTAACGCACAAACTTCTTCATGCGTAGATAATCTTGCGT